ACTATGGAAAAAGAATTTATTTTAGGAAAGTATAAGGACTTTACAGTCCGCAATTCGCTTGAATATAACGAGATGGCGAAACATAGATGCATGACTTGTGGAAAGATATTCTACACACGAATTGCAAGCGAATACGCCTACAAAGCAAGCAGTAAAAAGTATAGAAGCGCAAGGGGTGACTATATGTGGTTTTGCTCTTTCTCTTGCTACAAGGCATTTCGCAAGTGGGAGAACAATCCTGAATATATCATTCCGGAAGAAGAATGGGAAAAGTCAAACCTTGTAGGAAACCAAACAAAGCAAGACAAGAAATGCTCAAAGAATCACGATGAACTTTGGAGAGCGGTTGAGGACTTCGCAAAATCCAACGGCATCATGCCTTGGCAAATCCTTGAAAAACTCTACAAGGTTGGAGCAGTCGCCTGTTGGAACGATTGGGACACATTCTTCACTGAAATCGTGAGCGACTATCAAAACTGCATTGACTTTATCGTAAAGCACTACAACAATGCAGAAATTCGCACGATAGACCGCTCTAAAAACAACAAAGGCAATAAGAAGGTGAGAGTATGACACCAATGGAAACATTTTGCGTTGTAGCCGGTTGTATTCTCGGATTCGTGTTAGTCGGTTTTATCTACTTTGTTATTACCGAGAGGATGAACTGATATGAACTTATTCCGAGTATATCTAAAAGGGCAATACTTGAAGACTTGCCTCACTCAAACGGAAGCAGAGCGGTATTGCGATAGAAAAGCGTTTGAAATGATGCCTCCGCAGTATATCGGAAGCGCACAACAATTCAAAAGCGAAGAATTCCACATTAAGATGGTCAAGACAACAGGAAAAGACAAGAAAACAGTCACCGACCAAATCTATGTGGCAAGATTGATGGTGAAACGATAATGGAGGAAACAATGAAAGAAAAACTGACCGTGAAAGAACTTATCAAAGCACTCAAAAACAAGCAAAGCAGAGACAACCGAGAATTGCTTGATGAGAGCGCAGAAAGACTTGAAGAACTGAATGCCGTAGCAAACGCATACAAAGAAGCATTTTTGATAGTGACAAATGTTTGCCATAAACTTATGGAGGATAGGAACAATGAAAATCTCAAAGAAAATTCAAATTGAATTAACAACCTATGAAAAAGACTGCACAATCGTTTGTTGCCAAATGATTGAAAAACTCGTGAAACTTATGAAAGAGTCCGGATGCACTTGGACAGGCCACGAAGACCTCAACATTGAAACCTTGGAAGCATGCGCAAGAACGGTCATCCGCCTTGACACCATCACGGAAATTGAGGAAGAAGAATGGCATGAACTTAAAAAGGTTTAGATTTGTATGCGCCTGCATCAACTGTGCGCTCATACTCGCAACGATTATTTGCTTATGCCTCACGGTGAAAGGATAGAAAATGGATAGCATTATTCAAGACAATGAAATAAAAATCTGCTTTCTATGTGGAAGAAACGGCGCAACAGACCACTTGGACTGCCATCATGTATTTGGTGGCAGTCTCCGAGATGCCTCCGAGAAATACGGATTGAAAGTCTATCTTTGTCATAACCGTTGCCACATATTCGGAGAGAAAGCAGTCCACAACAACGCCAATATGATGAGAATAGTCCAAGATGAAGTGCAACGCAAAGCGATGGAACACTACGGATGGACACTTGAAGAATGGCGTGAAAAGTTTAGAAGGAGTTATTTGGTATGAAAACAAAAGAAGCGATTGCATCGTGCAAAATTGTATGTGAGCGATGCCAAAAAGGTTTGGATTGTGAAAACTGCACAAACTATGCGAAGATGAAAGCACTCCAAAGAATCACACCGGCAAAACCTGTCATCAACAACTATTATCGGAATTGTCCTTATTGCAATTCACGATTGGAAACCAACAACAAATATCCTGCTTGCCGTTTTTGTGGTCAGGCGATTGATTGGAGTTGATATGGCAATATTCATAATCATAACAACTTTGGTGATTGTTATTATCACATCATTCGCAAGCGTGTTGCGTGAACAATACGAAATGGAAGAACTAAAATACAAAAAATACAAAGATTTGGAGGAAATTGAAAAATGACAAAGAAACCGAAAACGCTCATTGATGGCGACTTCTTGCTCTATGTCCTTACCGATATGACACTCAACATTGATGAAAGTCGCAAAGAGGAAAAGAAACTGCTTGAAGACCTGATTTGCTTTATCAAGAACAACTGCATCATCAAAGGAGAAGAAGATGAACAAACCGAAAGAAAATGAGACAGAAGTATATGGTTTCGGCATTCCTTATCCGGATGACAAGCCGACTGCAAAATGGTTGATGAAACGATTCAACAAATTGGATGGATTTATCGGCGCAAACCTTTCAAGCACATTCATTGTCTATCTTTTATTTGACACCAAAGAAAACGCCGAAAACGGAAAGAAAAAGATGGAATCCTACAATGTGCCGTGCGGAGAGGTTGCGCAGGCATTCATTCCAACAGAGAACGCAACAAAATACGAAGATAGGAGAAAGAATCAATGACATTCAAAAAACCGACAAAGAAGCAAATCATTATTGCATGCGCCATATTGCTTGCCGTGATAATCGTTTCAATTGTTGTTGCAAGCATCATTGAACGCCACAAGTATGACAAATACGATGCAGTCTATTGTAGCGCATACAAGACAAACGGCATTCTTATCTATGCCGAGGAAATCAAAAGAGATGGCGACTTCTTCATCGTGCGCAACGGTGACAAATACTACTACTGTCCATGCGAGGCAACAGTCCTTTTCCAACGAGGTGAATGAATATGCCGTTTGAGTCTTGCGATTATGATTCTATCCGTGCTTTCCGTTTCTATGGTGATGTCAAGAGAGGTTTCTGCAAACCTCTCTCCACCGAGGCAATCAAGATGGTTTCGGATGTAGAGCGAACACTCCAAACCTTTGAAAAGAACGGCAGAGATGATGTCTCAAAGGCAGTCTTGTATATCTATTGCTCAAAGACAGGAAGAAGCGTGAAACAACTCACTTCCGAGTATTCCGAGAAACACTTCTACACCGAGAGAACTGTGTTCCGTTTCCTCCAAGATGCAAGAGATAAATATGTCACTATAAAACACGATAAAAATGTAGTAAAATAAACGCGTAGGTGAGCATTATGAATAATCAAAATCTTATGCGCCCGAAAAGAGACCAAACCGCGGAAGAACGGCGAAAGCAAGCGACAAAAGCTGGAAAGGCATCAGGCGAAGCAAGAAGACAAAAAAAGCAACTCACCGAGTGGGTGAAAATATTGGTCAATCTGCCTGCAAATGCACAACAAAAGGCAGGGCTTGAAAAAATGGGCGTTGATACCTCCGAGGAGATAACCATCAATGCCCTTTTGGGCTATAAATTGATACAAGAGGCGACAAAAGGAAACCTCAAAGCAGTTGGAATGATTCGTGACTATATCAACGATAACAAAGAACTTGAACTGAAATGCAAGAAACTTGAACAAGAGATTGAGGTCTTGAAAGCACAAGCGCAGTCAATCCAAGACAACAAAGTCACGGAAGACCTTGGCGTGCTTGCAGATATGCTCAAAGAGGGCGAAAATACGCCACAGGAGGAAGATAATGCTTAAAAGCGTATCAATTCCTTGGCAACCGTTTTCCGACAAGCACAAGCGATATATCAAGAACGCCTTGAAAAATCGGTTGGTTGTTGCGGAAGGCGCAATCCGTAGTGGAAAGAGTATTGACAACTGCATCATCTTCTCTGCATACTTGGAGGACTGTCCGGATGTGCTTCACTTGGCATCCGGCTCTACTCTATCAAACGCAAAGTTGAACATAGGCGATTGCAACGGATTCGGGCTTGAACACCTATTCCGAGGGCGATGCCGATGGGGAAAGTATAAGGATGCCGAAGCACTCTATATCAACACGAGGACAGGACAAAAGGTTGTTATCTTCACAGGTGGAGGAAAAGCGGACTCATACAAGAAAATCCTCGGCAACTCATTCGGCGGATGGATAGCAACGGAAATCAACGAACACTATGACTGCGATGATTCTCGGACTTCCTTCATCATGGTAGCAAGAGCAAGACAAGTCGCATCGTTGCATCCGTTGACCTTGTGGGACTTAAACCCAAGCAATCCGAATGCGAGAATATACACCGAGTATATTGACCGATACAAAGAGAATGGTCTTGAAGGTGGGTATCTATACGAGCATTTCACAATCAAAGACAATCTTTCCATCACACCGCAAAGACTAAAAGAGATTGAATCCTTGTATAATCCATCAAGCGTATTTTATAAGCGTGACATCCTCGGTCAACGAGTGACTGCCGATGGAATTATATATCAAGAGTTTTGCAACAATGAGCAAGACTTCTACATAACGAGAGAGGAAGCACGGCAAATCGCACAACAAGGGCGAATCTTTGTCGGTCAAGACTTTGGAGGCAACCACTCCAAGCATACATTCTGCGCAACCTTGCTCACGAATGACTATCAACACATCTATACATTGATGAGCGAAGAACACGAAGGAACAGGAACGAATGTGCAATTCGTGGTTGACTCGTTGGAACAATTCTGCCGAAAGGTTGAGGAAATCTATCAAAAACGAGTTGACACCATCTTTGCGGATAGCGCAGAGCAGACAATCATCAACACCGAGAGAGGTCAACTTCCAAATAGAATCGTGAGGAACTCCGACAAGGGAACAATCCTTGACCGAATCCGTGCGGAAGATTTGCTTTTCACAGGAAGAAGAATCCACATTGTCAAAGAGGACAACGAGAGTCTCATTCAAGCGTTGAGAAGCGCAACATGGGATTCCAAGAGTGGCGAGGACAAACGCCTTGACAATCCACCAATCACAAATATTTGCCCATTGGATGCTTTTGAGTATTCGTGGTGTCATTATATTAGATATATAACGAGAAGATAAAAGGAGAGACAACAAAAATGGCTTATACACCGCTTTTTTTCAACAACTTGCTTGAAATCGCAAGAAAAATCTTTCACCGCCCATCGTTAGAGCCGAATCTTGAACGGCGCAAAGAGAAGATGGACTCGGCATCGTTTAGACAAATCATTCTGCCGAACTTCCCTGAAATCTTTTCGTTGAGATTGACAAACCTTGCCTTGACCGATACAAAAATCTATACCGATGACGAGGAGATGAACAAACTCCTCATTGACTTGATGTTGCATGCACCGAAATGGGTGCAAATCGGCATCGGTATGGGCAGAGTATATCTCATTCCGACAATCTTGGACAATGACCAAATCTATACCGACATTGTGCCTGATGATAGAGTGACAATCACCAAGCGACTCGGCAACGAGACAATCGGAATCGTTGTAGATGCCGACATTCGCTATCAAAACAACAAGCAATATCACCGTGTTTGTCTCTATGAGTGGGACTACAAGACAAAGACCATGCGCATTGAGAACAAGGCAACAGGGCAAACAGGAACGGAAATGCCTCTCGCAATCTTTCCTGAATGGGCGAATATAACGCCTGTGGTTGAGATAAAGAACTGCGAAGCACCGCTTTTCTCATACTTTGACAGTCCGAAAGCATCAAGAGAAAGCGACAAACCGGAGGGCGTTTGCATTTGTGATGGTTGCTACAAGACCATTGGCGAAATCTATGACTGCATGAAGCAGTATGAGATAGAATTCCGAAACAAGCAAGCATTTCTTGGCGTTGACCGTGCGATGATGAATCCTGACACAGGCAAACCGCTCACAAGCGATGGTTTGTATGTTCAATTTGAGCAAGGCGGAACGCAAGATGGAGGCGACCACTTATTCCAAGTATATTCTCCGGACATTCGCTCGGAGGCATACAAGTCAAGACTCGGCGAACTCTTTGCACAATTGGAGAAGCAAGTCGGCGTTTCGGCAGGCATCCTCACCAATATGACAACAGGCACGGCAACGGCAACGGAAATCCGCAGAGGTTTATCCGATACAATCGCCATGATTGACCGCATAGAGAGAAATATCAAACTCGCAATCTATCGTGTTTGCAAAGCATACGCAACATACTTTGACCTTGTAGGCATCACATACAACAAGGACTACAAGGTAGAGTTTGAATGGGGTGATATTTTACTCCGTGAGAGCGAACAAGAGAAGATGAACACTTTGACACTTGGCGTGCAAAATGGCGCAATCAGTGCCGTAGAAATGCGCCAATACTTCCATCCGGAAGAAAGCATTGAAGAAGCAACCGCAAAAGTGAACGAGATAAAAGCAGAAAGAGGCAACTCTGCCGAGATGGAACAACTCTTTGGAGGTTTCGGCGGATAAGGAAAGGATAAACGATGGGCAAGTATTCATATATCAAAAAAGTGGATGCAGATTGGTTAAGCGTTGCGATGCAACACTTGAAATTCCGCATCAAGATGCTTGTCCTTCGTTGTTCTTTGAAACGGAAGGACTATGTAGCACTAAAAAAGACCTATATTCTTCCGATGGCGCAAGACTTGATTGAAGATGTTGAAAATGACAACCTCAAACAATCTTGCTATGCTGAATTGCTTGCTTTTGCCGATTCCGTCTATGAGGAGATGGAGAAAGTCGCATCGGTTATGTCACCGAAAGACATTGCTTTGGCGTTATTGCCTCCGAATTTCTTGACATCCTTCCAAAAGCAAGAGGTCGGTGACTCTCGGCAAGTGCTTGTCAACTTGGAGAAAGAAACATCCTATCAACTTGCAGAAGCAATCAAGAAAGCAAGACCGACCGGTTTCAAAGGTAGCGCATACACAAGAGCGACACCGAATGACACATACTATCCGGAAGTCCACAAAGCAACAAAAGAATGGATTGGCAAAATCTTTGACATAAAATCACCTGATGCAAGCAAACCATTCATTGCGAATGTCAACCCTCGTGCATACGCAGAAATGAATGTGCGCTATGAGAAATACAAAGCGGACAAGGAATCGTTGATTGCGCAAGGCGTGAAGTTGGTGCTTGTGCCTGCGCATGCAAACTGTTCCAAGAGATGCCAACGGTATCAAGGCAAGATTTATTCGCTTGATGGAACGAGTGGAAGCGTTGCCGGACACAACTATGTGCCGATTGAGGATGTTTCCGATAAAGTGACATATACTTCCAAGACAACAGGCAGAACATACTTTGCAGGTCTTTTCTCCTACAATTGCCGACACACCTTGCAACCATACAAGGAAGGTAAACTGATAGAGGAAATCCCTGATGAAGTGATTGAAAAGCAACGAGAGATTGAAGAACGCCAACGCCAAATGGAACGGAACTATCGCACAATGCGTGAAAAGGCATCTATCTTGCGTGAAATTGCCAACGAGAGCGGAAACGAACAACTCAAAAAGGTAGCGCATCAAATGGACATGCAGGCATCACTTCAACGCAAAGAGTATGTCATGTATTGCGAAAGCAACGAAGTGCCTATGTATCCTGAACGCCTTAAACTCATTGATGGTGAGGGCATCTATCTTCGCAATGGCGCAAAGCGTGAC